GCGGAGGCTGCCCAGGGGGCCAGGAACAAAATTCTGCAAAATTCGGGAACAGTTTTATGCAAACCGACGATTTTCCACTTGATCGGCCGGCACACAGACATCCATTATTTAACATAATATCGATTATTGACATTATGTAGACTGACCAACCCCAGGGGAAAGTCAGCCCACAGTGCAAGCCTCGCCTTAGGCGAAGCTCAAATTCATGGCTCTGCGGGCAGATTTAAAAAGCTGTTTGAGCTTATCGAGCAAGCCTTTGCGGCTGGCTTCTTCTTCAGCCAGGACGCGCAGTGCTTCGCCTTCGGATACACCGGCTTCCTTAGCCAGAATCAGCGCGGCCAATGGTCCGGGTAGGTTCGTTCCAAGCTTGTAGCGGTTCAACACGGTTTGCGGCAGACCCATGTCGTGTGCTGCTTTGTTGACGGAACGACCCTTGAGGGCCATACCAATGAACTCCGTGTATGTCATAGATAACTCCAATTGGCCATTCTAGCCGCATGTGACTAAGCTTCGTCTTAGCCTGATGTGACTAAGTTTCATCTAGCTAACAGTGCGAAGTGTAGGCCGTAAACAACGGCGCGTAAACCGTGCCCGGTGTGTCCGGGTAATCAACTGTAACGAGGGGAAATCTCATGAAGTTCAAGGCTCAACTGTTTGTTGTGAACTCGTCGGACTGGAAGTTCCAGGACAAGTCCGGGACCAAGCATGTGGCGCAAATGCTGATTACGTCGGCCCATCAGGACGATGACGGTAAGACCGTGGAAGAAACCTTCGTGGCACGCCTCAAGTTGCCTGAGGCTATGAAAGACACGCCACCGGGCGAATACCTCACTGAGCTGCGTCCGTTCGCCGATGCGAATGGCAACCTCGATTTCAAGGTCGTGAAGCTGGTCCCGTTCGGGCGTCCAGCGGCAACTGGCAAGCCCGGCGCTGGGGCCACGGCTCAAGCGGCATAAGTTCCCCTCCTGCCCGGGAGATATAAACGGGCTGACAGGCCGGAAAGACGGCCAATTTTTCGTAAACGAGGGGGTCGTTATGAAAATGCTTCGGGGCTGGTTGTTGGACGAGGTTGAGTTTGGTGGCGATGCGGAGCGTGCTGCGTCGTTGTTGCAAGGCATGGGCGGGCTGATGGGGGAATGGTGATGTATCGCGAATGCCAGGACTGTTTCACGCAGGATGCGGAAGAACGCTTCTTAGACAGTGAAGAACACTGCTTTGTGTGTCCGGTCTGTGGTTCGCGTTGGACGTTGGGTGTGTCGGAGCATCCGGTGTTGCGTGGTGAGGTCGAGTGATGGTGCGCCGATTCAATCCGGAGCAGCGTTCGATTCGGCGGTGGCGCAAGTCGCTGGTGTTGATCTTCAAGGCGCGTGATGTGGCAGCGCGTGAGGGTCGGGAATGGGCGGCTTCTTCAATCGCCTGGAATGCGCGGCTCGCGTTGTTTCAGCTTGGTGGGCTGATGGGGGAATGGTGATGGAAGCATTGCAAGGGTTTCGTGAAATCGATCAGCGGGCGATTACGCATATTGGGCTGACTTCGCTTGAGATTGCGGGGCTGCTTTCGGTGCTGCGTGTTGTGCAGTTGATTCATGACTCGCCTATCGATTTTGTCTCGGCGCATTTGCGTCAGGTGATTGAGAGGGGTTCCGGTATCGGTGTGCACGACGACGGCGTGGAATCTTGTATCAGCGAGCTTGGGGCGGAGCTCGTGCGAGGTAGTGATCTGGTGCAGGTGCTGTGATGCGCTGGCTCCTGTCTGTTTTCTCTGAGCGTGTCGCGGTTGAAAAGGACCGTCGTGCGCATTCTCGTGCGCTGTACGTGAAGTATCGCGCTGCTCTTGGGGGCTGACTGTGTTTGCGACGGCTGACGAAGCTCGAGATCACTATGACGCTCTCATCGCGGATAAGCAGCGTGATGTTGAGGAGTGCGATATCGCTCTCTCCTCGCTTAATTCGGCCTATGAATATCTAGAACTCGTTATCAACGAGCAGGAGACTGGCGATCTGTTGCCGTCGGCGTCGTCGTATGAGATCGATCTGTTTGATCGGCAGATGATGATCTCCGATCGGATCGGTGAGCGTGAAGACATGAGGCTGCGCGCTGAGCTTGCAGTCGAGGATTTCGAGTTTGAGCGTGATGCTGTGGTTTCGGATCTTGAGCAGCGTGAGGACGAAGCCGATGAATCTGATGAGATTGGCGCGGGCGATGGTGGTGCTGAAGTGGTGGAACCCGATGATGATGAGGGGCGTCAGCAGGCGGAAGCGGCAGCGTACTTCGATGAGGTCTTTGGTCCTATCGATAACAGCGGCGTAGAGATCATTTCCGAGGCTGAGGATGGTCGTCAGGAGTTGTGGGCGCGGTACGTCGATAACGTGCTCGGCCCTGTCGATAACAGCGGGATCGAGTTCGTGGACGACGATGGCCTTTGATTGAAAACGGTATCTCTATGCAGGTCGTGATGCTGTTGGCTTGCATGCTGGTGCTGCTGTGGTCGGAGTGTGGGCAGGTTGTGGGCAGTGTGTGGGCAACCGGTCGTTTGGTTGTCCATGCACTGTCCACGGCCTGTCCACACGATCCGCAGGACCGTCCACAGCATGAATTACCTCTGTCGTCTGCAAGCTGGTTTTGGTTTGATTTTCACTGCCAGGGCGATCCTGAACAGTCGCTCCGGTTTTCTCAACCTCCCTATAGGAGAAATCATGTTCAAGAGCACGAAGCAAAAGCTGGCCGCACTGGCCGCCATGTCCACCCTCGCTGCTGGCAACGCGATGGCTGCTGTTCCGGCAGAAGTCACCTCGGCGCTGGGCGATGCAAAGACCGACGGTGTGACCGTCGCCAGCGCGGTTCTGGTGGCTATCGTCGCCATCTTCGCATTCAAGCTGATGCGTCGGGGCCTGTGATGGCGGATGGGGCATTGGTGGGTAGCGTCTGCTACTTGAACCAAGACGCTGCCGCTGATGCGTATTACAGCGCGGCGGCCCCGTCGCAGACTCCGGGAGGTACTACGTATCTCTCGGAGTTCGTCAAGGTTGCTGGTGCTTGGAAGGTTCGCCGCTATCAGATTTCGAACGCTGGTGATGTGGCGATGTTGAGTGATGCAACGGCTCCGTCGATTGTGTTCCCTGCCTGCGATCCTGCGGGAAGCTTCAAGGATGGAATGACGGTCGGTTGGGGTGTTGTGGCGGCGATGATTGCTGCGTGGGGCGTGGTGTCTCTCCGAAGGGGGTTGTAATGCTCGCTACTGATTTCTGGCTTTGGGCTGGATTCTTACTGCCGGTAATGCCGGCAGTAGTCGTTTTTATGGTGTCGCGATGATCGATTGGCGGCGGTTCTTCGCGGCTGTTGGCGTCGGTGTCTTGGTGCTGGTGATCTCGGCGTTGTTGTCCAGGGCGGAGGCTAGCGCGATCCCGCTTTATGCGCCTGCGACTGTTGCACTGTCGGCATCGAGTACATCGGGCTTTGTTACCACAGCATCGGCCACAACATGGTCCGGTGCGGCCTTCAATTCGGGACTCACTACGCAGGTGGCTGGCAAGGCGGTCACGGTGCCTGCAACGTGGCGGTTGGCTTCCAACGCGGGCCAGTTGGCCGTGAATGCGTTGCGCGTCAATCCGTATGGGTTGGCCGCGTCGGTGGCGTTGACGTGGTTGGTGAGCTACGGCATTTCGAAGTGCGCGGATGGCACGTGGTGCGCACAGCCTGCGACGGATTCGACCAAGGCGATTGACGGTTACAAGTGGCAGTCGTTTGGCGTTAGTGGGACGTTTAACAGCGGTTGGGATGCGGCCTACGCAGTGTGGGATTCGAACTATGCGGGCCGCAAGGCTGCGGGCTATACGTTGTCTTCGCTGAGGGATCGGAGTTCGCCTCAGAACGGTGCGCCGACTTATGCGCCGGTATGGATCAATGCATCGGGCAGCACGATCATCGAAGGGTCCATTGTGATTTCTCGCGTTTCGCCGGTGCAGTGTGCGGCGGGCTACGTGCAGTCGGGCGGCTCTTGTGTCGGTACGCCTGTGCCTGCCGGTGACACAGATTGGGGCAAGGTGCAGCCTTCCACGATTCCAGACGCCGTCCTTAATAACTTGGCGAAGGATGGTGTCTTCCTGTCCGTTAGCCCGACCGTGGCCACTGCGCCCCAGGTTGTGCCGCTCTCGGACCCGTACATTGATCCGGTGACAGGGAAGCGCTTTCGTGACGTCGCGTATGTCACGCCGTCCACTGATGGCAAGACGGCTGACCTGCAAGTCGTTAAGCAAGAGGTCGATGCGAACGGCAACCCGGTGACTGATCCCGCCACGGGCAACCCGGTGGCTCCGCAGAAGAACGATGATCCTTGCACTGGGCATGAGACGCGCCTCGGCTGTATGGACAAGGGCGATATCCCTGCGGGTCCCGATCTTCAGCAGTCGGCAAAGACGATCACGATTACGCCGGATACAGGTTGGGGGCCCGACACGATGGCTTGCCCTGCTGACATTGTGACGGTGCTGCACGGTGGCGGCGGTGCGGTGGCGTATTCGTTCAAGGCGCAGTGCGATTTCGCGGATGGTGTCAGGGCTCCTGTTATCGCGATTGCGTGGGTTGCGGCGGTGCTAATCGCGTTGGGTGTTGGGTCGAGAGGGGGTGAGTGATGGGCGGCTTGGCAGGCTTTCTCATGGCCCTCATCGGGCCTCTTGTGCGGCAAGCGTTGGTTGCAATCGGGATCGGGCTCATTACGTTCGTGGGTCTTGATACGGCTGTCACGTCTGCGCTTTCGGCGGCTAAATCTACGTTAGGTCAACTGCCTGCGGCGGCGATGGCGATCTGCGCGCGTGGTGGTATGTTCACGGCGATGTCGATCATCGCGGGCGGCATTACGGCGCGCATGTCGATGATGGTGCTGAAACGATTGGGGAGGGTGGCATGAGCGCGACTAAGCCAATCACGCTGATTACGGCTACAGGCGGGGGCGGTAAAACTGCGCTTGCGGTGTCTATGATTCAGGAGGCTATAGAGAAGGGGCGGCCGGTGTTTCAGCTTGGGATTCCTGAGTTGAAACTTCCGTACATCCCTACCCCTCCGGTGAAGGAATGGACGGAGATGCGCGTTGATGCGGAAGACCCGGATCAGAATGAACTCCCCTACTTCACCTTTCCGGAAAATGCGTTGATCGTGTTGGATGAGGCGCAGCGCATTTTCCGAGTTCGTGCTCCGTCGGCGAAGGTGCCGGATCATGTTGCTGCTTTTGAGACTTTGCGGCATACCGGCGTGACATTCCTGCTTATGACGCAGAATCCGACGTTCCTCGATACGCATATCCGCAAGCTTGTGGGTCAGCATATTCATCTGCGCGATGTTGGGCTCTTGGGGCGCTGGTATTACGAGTGGCCAGAGTGCGGCGAAGTTGAGCGATACACAACGGCGCCGATCAAAAAGAAATGGACTCTGCCGAAGGCGAGTTTTCCGCTTTACAAGTCAGCCAGTCTGCATATCAAGCGCAAGTATTCGGTGCCACCTGCGATGCTCGCGCTGATTGTGTGCGTGCTGCTGTTCGCGTTCTTTGTGTGGCGCGGATACGGGGCGGTCTTGAATAAGACAAGTGGTCAAGAGAAAAGCGCTACGGCTGTATCCGGTGCGGTCGTGCCTGCTGTGCCAGTCACGCCAGTGTCGTCAGTTCAGGCGTCCAGGGTGTCCGTAGCGTCTACGGATGGGGCTGAGTACCTTGCGGCATTTGTTCCGACTGTGCCTGGCCATCCCGAGTCGGCACCGGCGTATGCGGATCTGCGGCAGGTGAAGGCCATGCCAATCGTCGTCGGTGGTGCTTGTAGCGGGAAAAGGTGCAAGTGCTACAACCAGCAGGGTCGGGACTCTGGGCTGGATGAAAAGCAATGCCGCGAATGGCTGGCGAGCCCTCCATTCGATCCGTACCGCGATCCTGTGGCGGGGCCTGTGGATGCTGCGGCCGCGGTGGATTCAAGCTCGGTACGGCCCTCTGTTGAGCCGCGGGGAATCAGCGGCTAGCGTCAGGAGTGTCCGCGCTGTTGCCAAGGGCTGAGGAACCAAGGTCTTGCTGTCCTCGAGACCCGTTGTCGAGCGGCTTAGCGAGGCTCGCGGGACCGAGTAGCGGGTCTGGCTACGGGCGGGGATCGTAAGGCGCAGGTCCACGGGCGGCCCTCCTCTCTGAAAGCATGTTTTGGGGTGCTCGCTATGCCCGGAGGATTTCCGGCCCGCTACGGGGGCTTGTGGCGTGTCTGGCGGTCTTCCAGTGCGAACCGCCCTGATGCGCCGCCACGCGGCGCACGGGGCGGGCTGGGCGAGCGAAGCGAGCCCTACTTGTATCAATAACACTTAAGAAATAGCAGCACGCGGCGGTGTAACGCAGCGCAAAGAAAAAGCCCGGCAGGGACGGCAATCCCTCCGGGCGGTGATCCATAACCCAACTTTGATAGAGAACCGCTATGGACAGTGCAATGGTAGGTGAAGAACGCCCGGCAGGGAAGGTGTATTCGGAAGGTATCGCGGTTCGGACTCGGCATTTCTCCAATGGGCAGGTGGAAATCAACGGGTTTCCGACCACTGCGTGGCACCGTATGAAGGATCTGCGGGACCAGTGGCGTAACAGTGAAACGCCTACGGTGCGTGGTGAGTCGGAGCATCGTGAACGCAACGAAGAGATTGCGGTTCGTCGTGCCACTCAACAGATTCGGTTGCGCTGCAAAGAGATCGCAGCGAATCGAATGGTTACCCTTAGTTTCCGTAAGAACATCATCGAAATGGACGAGGCGTATCCCTTTTTCAAAGAGTTTTTCAGGCGAATGCGGTTGCATGGGGAGTTTCACTACGTTGCTGTGCCTGAGCGGCAAGAGCGTGGTGCGTGGCATCTCCACGTGGCTTGTCAGGGGCGTATCGCTGAGAAGCTCATTATCAAGGTCTGGCAACGTGTTCTAGGTCGTGTTGATGGTAAGTCGCAGGGCTATGCCCACATCAGGAATCCGAAGCGTTCGGATTCCCAAAGGGAGAATGGCAGGCGTTGGGAGTCACACCGGCTTGCGGCCTATATCTCGAAGTACATCAGCAAAGACGTGTCAGGGCGTGATCTGAACGACAAGCGCTATTGGACGTCCAGGGGGATTGCGGTTCCAGAAAAACGGACGTGGGGTACATGGATGGATTGCCCGTCGATGTATGACGCCACGTTGCCGGTTTTGATGCATCTACAGGGTGTTGCGGGCCTTGATGATCTGGTCTCCCACATCAGCGCAAAGAACGGTTCATTTTGGTTCGCTACGGGTCCTAGGTTCATGGGACCTGTACAGCCGATAGTTAGCGAGTCAAATATTTGATGGCCGCGTACGCTGCATAAAAAATGGCGCCCCATAGCAGGATGTGTCCGACTGGCGAGGGTTTCAGCGAGCTATCTGTTGCTGTTTTCTCGGGTGTTTGCGGCTCGTTTGTTGTGCTTTGGTCCCTGCGGTATTGCTTCGGGTTGTAGTGTGGGCTCGGCTGTTTGTTGCCGTCTTTCCGAAGCTTCCACCATTCATCGTTGTTGGGCGGCATGTTGTAGGGTGTGCTGGTTGGACGCCGCCTAGAATAGCTCAAGCTGCTTGGTGCGGAACAAAACGAGGTCATAGGCCCATCGGGGCACCGGTCGATGCCCTGCCCTATACTGTTCTATCGTTCTGGTGGTGCGTCCTAGCCAGACTGCTAGGACCTTGTTCGGTATGCCGGTGCTTGCGGCATTGAACTCTGATGAGAAAACGTGTTTTGTGGCTGTGTACGGCTTCTTCGACATGGACCCAACGTAATTTTTTCGCTGAGTTTAACTGCTCGGAAAGCCTTGTCAGATAAGGCATTCATGGCATTTCTGCCTTATCTGACAATCTATCGATTATGCCCACACAGCATGTTGTAGGTTGTTGTTGGTTGTCAGAGCCAAATCGAATTGTCGTACCCCCTTGCCGGGACTGGCATGCTGGCGGCTCCGAGGCCGGAGGCCGTGATGTGCAAGC